GGCCCGCAAACATCTATCAATGCCCGAAAGCATCGAGATCTGAGCGTGAGGCCGGATTGGAGCATTTAAGAAAAGATAAAAGAGGTGAGTATTGTTTGGCTAATCACAACGGAGTCGAAAGGGATCATGAGCCTGTGTCAAACTTTCATCCAACTGTCAAGCCAATCGGCGTTATGCGCTGGCTGTGTCGACTTTTGACTAAAAGGGGAGGAACAGTGCTCGATCCTTTCCTAGGATCTGGAACAACGGCAGTTTCTGCTTGTCTTGAAGGCTTCGACGCTATTGGATGCGAGATGACAGAAGATTATTATCCGATTATTGAAGGCCGGATCGAATGGGCGAAGAGAGAGCGTGAGAATGGGCCGAAAGAGTAAATTCACAGATAAATACAAGCGCAAGATCCTTGAAGCTACATCGCTCGGTTGCACAAGGGCGATTGCTTGCAAATATGCAGGCATATCGGAGTCAATACTGTATGATTGGTTGAAGCGAGGGCGAGAGGCTAAAAGCGGCGCATTCTTTGATTTTTTCGGAGACTTCCAACGCGCGGAGGCTATGAGCGCAATAAGATCTTTGTCTTGCTTACATACAGCTATGAATGACGGCGACGTGAGAGCGGCTATGTTTTTGCTTGAAAGAAGACACGGCTATACAAAAGAAGAGAAGCCACCTGTAGAAATTACTATCAATCATGAAACCTTAGATGTGCCGGCCTTAATGGAAGAAGTTAGGATACATCAAGAAAGACTGAGGCCAATTGCTTTGCCCGTTATTGATTTGGATGAAGAATGAAAGATGATGACGATTATATATTGGTATCTTGTATGATGATTATGCTCATAATGATCGTTATACTGGCTATAATATGCAGTGGAGTTAATAAATGAATGAGATTCAGAAATACAAAGAATATCACGCAATTAAGATCAGAACTAATATAGGATACAAAACTCTATTATTGACTGATCACGATATGAAGCGCTGTATGGAGCGAGCAGTTAAGCATGATATATGCTATCGTAGAGTACCGCTAATCGAGCGCCTCTATTGCGCATTCTTGCTATTGATCTATGGATAAAGACTTTATACTCAAGTATTTAAAAACAAGCCAAAAGCTAGAGGAAATAACGCGCGATTACCCTTTGGCTGTGGCTCAACTATGGGATCCTCATTGTCATAGATGGGATGGAAAATCGAGTAAAAGTGATCGTGTTAAGGGCTGCGGCCAGAAGATGAAAATGATCCGATCTGGATTATTTCGTTGTGATAAATGTGATATAACAGAACAAAGAACCAGCCAAAGAGAAGCGCTTATGCATCTAGGATCAGAGAGCACTTTGATCTCAGGCGGTAATAGATCAGGGAAATCCGAAAGCGGCTGCATGTTAGCTGTGGCATTTGCAAATGGATCGGATTGTTGGTTCGTGCGAGAGTGGCTTAAATTGAATCACTTGCCTTTAAATCTTGTGCCACAAAAACCTTCTGAAGTTTGGGTTAGTGCGTTGAGCTATGGAGATGCATTAACATATCTCCGCCCGAAGTTAGAGAAGTATTGTCCAGTTGGCACTAAGTTTATCCGATGGAGGGCACAAGATCGGGCAAGCGCAATCTTTCCAAATGGTGGCAAGATCTTATCAATGAGCGCTGAGAGCGGCCGCGAGAAGTTTCAAGGCGGTGCCGTGTCTTTAGTAATCCTAGACGAAGAGCACCCGCGCGACATCTTCGACGAATGTATGCTCCGCGTAATTGATCATAAAGGCACTGTTGTTCTTACAATGACGCCGTTAAAAGGAATCACTTGGCCGCACGAGATCTTCTTTGAAAATCCACAGCAAGGATACACTACCTATGCAATATCAGGGCTGGATAATCCTTGGATCTCTTCAGTCAAGCTAAGGAAAGCAATTGCACATATGAGCGAGGAAAGTCAACGATCTAGGCTATTCGGCGACTTCACAAATCAACAAGGGGTCGTCTATCCTGAATTCTCTAGAAATATTCATGTAGTCCGCAGTTTTGAGCCGCCTGAATCATGGCCCCGTGATCGATCTATTGATTTCGGTGTAAGAAACCCTTTCGCCTGTCTTTATTTTGCGCACGATGAGAAAGACGACGTTTTGCATGTATATGACGAATATTATGCAACTGAGCGGACAACAGTTGAAAACGGGCGCATATTAAATCAAAGAACACCTAATACAAAATTCCGCTGGACAGTCGCCGATCCTGAATCCCGTGACGGTCGATTAACTCTAGCTAGAGAATGCGATATAGAAACAAAAAATGCCCCAAAACACATCGGAGTAATAGAGACTATTAATTGGGTTAAAGAGCGATTATCACTAGACGCGGAAGGACTGCCGCACTTAGTCATACATGATAATTGCAAAAACCTATTAAAAGAATTTCGATTATATCGTTGGAGTGAGGGAGCGGGAAAAGATAAGCCAATCAAGAAAAACGATCACGCTTTGGATGCTCTAAGATATGAGGTATCATTCCTTAAACGCTATTTACTGCATCAATGAGATAACTATGAATTCAGTTAATATTAAAACAAATAATCAGTTTGGAAAATGGCTCAAACAATATTTGAATAAGCGAAAAATAGACGTTACAACGCTTGCAAAGAAGCTAGGTATAGGAAGACGACATATAACACACTGGATACAAGGAACAAGCCATCCTCGTTTTGTAAATGCTGTTTTTTTGATTGATGCGTTGAGCAAATTAACAGGGGATACTCCTGAAGATATATATTATGAATTAAGACTAGAGATCGTTAAGGATTACTAAAACAGCTGTTAGTTGTTTGTTATCGTTTAAATGTTACTTTTACAGTGTGGGTGTCTTTTGTCATTGTGCTTTCATTCCATTCTATGTCTTCGTCTCCACTAAACATTGCAAGTACATCGTTAAGGCGGTCTGTTTCAATATAAATCAAGAGTGTTCCATCTCTGTTTTGTTCGTATCCAAATGAATCGCTGCCGAAGTTTCTCCAATAGCATCGAAAGTCAGTAATTTTAGCAATCTCTTTTGTGTAGGCTCTTCTTAGGTCATTAGTCATTTCTTCTTTAGTCATTTTGTACTCCGTTGGTTTTTCCTTACACTTAATATTAACACTATACGCATAGTAAGCAAGTATTATTTTAATACAATATTTATATAATCGTCTATGTTATCGATAATACGCATAGTATAGACAATAATAAAAGATCAAATAATTTTATTTTACAGCTATTTATCAAGGCGCGCGGCGCAATTTTAATCTTTTAAATGCTTATTTATTCGTCTTTTCTACGCACGATTGGCGCTAGAGTACATCGGCAATTTATATCCATCTCAGGAGCATCAAACGCCGCCGGTGCAGGCCCTACATAGCCCGATATGCTGAAATCTTTATCCGCTGGTATGATTCCTTTTGTAGCATCCGCACCCAATATTCTGTGCAATTCACGAACATTTGCATCGCCGCTCGCGATCCATTGTTTAAGAATTTGTATATCTGGCTCTTCTTCTTGAAATCTTACATAAGCCTGATTTGTTGCCCTATTAACGGCGCTTGTTGTTTCAGTTTGTGCAATTAGGCGCGCTCTTGAAGGCCTAAAACCGGCCGATCTTTCAAGTTGATCGGCTATCTCTGCATTACTTGCGCCCTGTTCTATTCCAAACTCAACAATCTTTTTAATCTTCTTTTCAGTTGTATATTGAATTTCTTGTGCTAGTGCATTGATCGATCTATCAGCTATACTCCGATCACCAAAAAGAAAATCAGCCGGCCGATCATAGTCGAGAAGATTATACAAATTATCGATTTCTTCATTGCCAGTTAAAATCCAAGTATCATTCCAAAACCGGCCAATTGTGTCCTTGATGATCTTGATCTCAGTAGCCCTTGCAAGCAATGAAACCCAGTCGATCGCCCTTGTTTCTTGTGCGCCTGTTGATTTAGCCTCTCTCATAATGTTAGGTAATCGAGCCAAATAACGCCCCTTTGCGCCGGTCAAATAACGCATAGCTATTCTTTCAAATTGCTTCTCTGTAGGATCAATTGTTTTTTGCATCCAATTTCGCCAGTGATTCAATTGCTCTTCTTCGTTTTTGGCGGCAAAACTTTTACTTTTTAGTTTTGATTTTGCTTCTGATATAACGCTGCGCATGTGCGCTATTCCGCGATCACCTACGACAAGCCATTTTATTTGTGCAACAACACCAGCCAAACGAAAATCACCTTCATGTCTTGCTGCCCAAGCCTCACGAAGTCTTATTGCCTTTTCTTCTGTTTCAGTTTGTGCAATGCTTGTTGATCTTTTTGCTATTGGATACAATCTGTTAAATTGTGTGTTGCCTAATATATTTCCGCCTTTGTTCCATATTTGCGGATAATTCTCTTTTAAATCAAGAGCCTCTTTCCAAGGAAATCGATCATAATCACTATTACGCAGCGCAACTTTTTTATCATCTCCATCATTAGGAAAGTTTGTTGGATATACATCACCAACAGATCCTCTAGTTTCTAGTTTTTTTTTTACTTCTTCTGTTTCTATAATTTCAAATAACCGATGCACAGATTCAATATTGCGCTCTTCATCTTCAGTCTCTTCTATTTGTCTAACATCGCCCAAAGGCGCGTCATCAAGGCCTTCATAAGCATATGCGTCCGAAGGGTCCATGCCGCCAATGAGAATATGTTTTTCTACCCGTGCAAGTTTAGCAGTCTTTAGATCTTGGAGCGCTTCGACTTCGGAATAATCAAGTCTAACTCTGAATCGATCATCAAACATTTTCGCGATGCGAGTGAATAGCAATTCCATCTTGCGGCCGCGCTTACTTTGAACTTGCCAATATGTCAAAGTTGCCTGTCGGGCCGTGGCGTAGTTTGCATCAGGCAAGCCAAGCACGGTAGAAGGAACACCCATAACAGCGGATATATTCTCTCTAGCCATTTCCCTTGATGCTTGAAATTCCATTTCCCTCGGTGATAGGTTTAAAGGCTTCACATCTACTTGACCAGACAAGACCATTGCACCGCCGCGACTGCTCATGTTTCTGTAGCTATCAAGGATTTCACGTCTTCGCTCTCTTCCCCATATATCTGCATCATCCTTTGGGCTTAGAAGAATGTCAGGCCGTCCTTGTGCGCTGGTGTCACTGGCTAGTTTTTGCGCGTTTATATCAGCGTTGATCTCTCTAGCTAGACTTTCGATTGCGCCTGTTCCATATAGCTCGCCGCTGGCACCAGTTGCCCACGATGCATTTCGTGTGTGTAGTATTCTTTCAATTGGATATTGCACCGATACGCCGCCGTCAGTATATTTATATCCTTCTAATCCTGCCTTTTGATTTGTAACTACCTCAACGCTATCTGGATGTAATCTAAATAATGAAGATGGATTGTTTAGAGGCCCTACAATAAGAATGTAGCAATTACCACTGAGCATGAGATCAATCATTAATTGCTCGCGGAATAAAAACCCGTCTGTCTGGCTATTTGGCTGATCCATTAAATCATAAAAAGCGTGCTCTTCGATACGCTCTGCATTTGATCCGCGACCATTGATTACAATCAAAGGCAAAGCGGCGAGGTCTTGGCTTGCTCTTGTTGCACATGCATGAGTGTAAGCATGTCCAGCATAAGCACTCATTGAATCCTCTGCGCTGAACTGTTGCCGAACTCCATATGGAGCCGCATAGCTGGCGCCGTGCTCTGGCTCTTCAGGGTTAGAGATTAGTTTTTGAAATGCACGAATTATAGTAGTAAAGATTGATTCTCTTTTTGTTATTGCAGTAGACATGATCACCTCGATATTAGTATAATACCCAATTCCAAAGATCATGTCGATACAAAGAAAAAGCCCCCGTTAAAAACGGAGGCTAAGAATGTGAGTGAGCGATATCACCTTATAAGAGTAACTGCACGATTGCAACCAAAATCGACAAATCTTTTTCCTAGTGCGATCCTTTCTATCTCTTCTATATAATCAAAATCATCTATTATCGTTTCAAGAGCATCGGCATCTTTAAACATTGCCATTTTTTGGCCGCTCTTAAACGTGACTACAATTATTTCGTCTTCTTTTGTTGGTTTTGGTAAAGATATTCCGCTTAATCTTGCAACTTCATCACGATCGATCGAAGTTACTTTGCATGCAACCTCTACATTATATTTTTGAGCTAGTTTAATAGCTAGCTGCTTTAATTCTAGCAATCGGGGCTGCTTTCCAGCCTCCCATTGTGAAATCGTCTTTTGAGACCTATTTAAGAGATAGCCGAAATCTTTTTGGCTGTATGCATATTGTAATCGCAACTTTTTAAACTCTTCTTTATTAAGCATTTTATTCTCCGTTGTTGTTGTTTACTCTATTATTATACTATGCGCATAGATATAATGTCAAGCATTATTTTTAAAATATGTTATATTTTTTTTATGAGGGTCCCAGAAATGCTATCAACTTATATAATAATTTCGCTTGCTTCTTTAGTTATTGGCGGGCTTTCCGGCGCTGCTATTATACATCGTGTAACAAAAGATGATGATCCCGACCCTATTGTTGACGTGACAAGCGAAGCACAACAGGAAATCATATTGCAACTCACTGACATAGATTTGCTCAAAGAACCGTGCTCAAGTGTATTCATTGAGGAAAAAGGCGACCTGCTATGTCGCGAGATGTTTTGTCTAATGATGACGCGCGGAATAGACGCCCAAACAAGCGGCACACAGTGCGAGCAGATCGCCAATATAGCGAATACTAAGATTATCCGAGACGACTGCAGAATGAGCATTGACGGCGAAGAGGAATGTTATAGATTATATCGTGAGAGAAAATAAAACGTTGACATACCAAAATATATATTATATTGGCAATAAGGAGTAATTATGCTTAGAAAAAATCTTGTCGTGAAAAGAGCACAGGGACGACCAAAAAAGAATAAGATTTCTTTTGTAGCTAGCACCGACACAGTCGATCGATATGGTGACGTTATCAATCAAGATGGATGGAATATAGCCGCATATGAGCGTAATCCAGTCGTATTATTGAATCATAACGCAAACTCACTTCCAATCGGAAAAGGCGCCGTTGCAGTTAAAAACGGACAACTCATGATCGATGTTGAGTTCGACAAAGATGATGAATTGGCACAACGCGTTGAGCGTAAAGCGCGCAATGGATTTTTGAATGCTGTCAGTGTTGGTTTCAATCCAATTGAATCTGTTGAAAGAGCACGATTGCCAAAAGATCATCCAGCCTACACAGAAAGAGGCGGAAACTATTTTAATAAATCTGAGTTGCTCGAAGTGTCGATCGTTACGATCCCAGCTAACAGCGAAGCAACAACACTTAGCGCCAAAAACATCGCACAAATCGATCGCTTGTCAGTGCGTGATCTAATAGCTCAAGAACTTAAGCACATCCTCGAAGTTGAGCAAATGGAAGACGGGAAATATCGAATTGTCTTTGCAGGTGAAATGCAAGAAGAAGAAGAGGAAATGCAAGAAGAAGAAGAGGAAATGCAAGAAGAAGCCGAAGAAGAGATTCAGGAAGAGGCATATGGCGCTGAAGAGGATGAAGAAGAAGAGGCCAAAAAAGAAGAGGCTGAACTTGAAGACGAAGAAGAAGAAGAAAAAGGTTTTCTAACAAACGATGAGCGAGAATTGCTTGCTCTAATTCTTAAGTCATAAGGAGAAATCATGACGACTGAAAAAAGAGATCGCGAGATGGTTGAAGAAGCAAAGGGCATCCTCGCTGAAATCGTAACTCACCAAAAAAACAATGTTGACAGACTATCTCAATTTGAGAAGCAAGTCGATGAATTAAAACGTGCGCAGAGACTGATGGAAGAAAGCGTTTATCGCGCTGCTCCTGAAGTTGGAAATGACGAGTCAGGACTAAGTGAATTCATTAAAAAAGATGGATCTATTCGCTGGACAAAATCACAAGGTTATGTCGACACTCCAAATGGAAGACAACCAATTGAAAATGCAGGATTACTTGATACTCCAACTCCGTGCTCACAATGGCATGCTGAATTGATAAAAATGAATACTGATAGAAATTTAGCTAGACTACTTATGCGTGAGGCATTTACTCCAAAGTTAGACGCTAAATTGCAAAAGCATTTAGACAAAGCGCCAAGAGCAATTAAAGCAAGCGTTGAAAAGGCTATGTATGACTCTGCTGGTGTTGGTGGCGATTGGGTTCCAGATCAATTCCGTGCTGATCTATATGAGGCGTACAAAACTCCAAGAGTTGTTCGATCTCTATTTTCTGAAATACAAATGGATAGACAAACTTTGCTTGTTCCTAGACTGGATCGCGGCGGTCGTCCTTACATTAAAGGACAAGTCACCAGCGACAATCCAGCAAATTACACCGCTTCAACTGCTGCTACATCACAAAAAACTATTTCAACAAGCGGCCTAGCTTGTCGATTTGTTATTGACGATGCACTTGCCGAAGATAGCGCGATTGCATTAATACCTACATTGCAACGTCAAATCGTTTCTGATCTTGCTTCTGCGGTTGAAGATGCTATTATTAACGGTGATGCTGCCGCAACTCATCAAGACGATATTGCTAACTGGAATATACGATCACGCTGGGGAGCTAGTGGCCTAGGTGGAAGCGCCGATCATAGACGTGCATGGACTGGATTAAGAGCACAGGCATATGACAGATCAGCTACTTTAGATACAAGCACCGCAACATTTGCAAAATTGCTTGAATTAATGGCAAATCTAGGTGAATTGAACTCTTCTGATAGAGTACTTATTACCAGCCCTGAAAACATTGTTAATAATCTGCTTAATATTGAACAAGTTAGAACTCTTGACGTGTTTGGGCCTGCCGCTACAATAATCACCGGTCAAATCGCCGCTGTAGCTGGAATGCCTATTGTAATGTCAAGATTTATGAGTGCTGATCTTGCTTCTACTGGTCTTTATACTGGATCAGGAGACAAAACTGGAATGCTTGTTGTTGCGCGTGATAGCTACAATATTTTTGCTCGTCGCGGTGTAAGCGTTGAGCAAGACAAGGACATTACAGCCGGCGCAATCAATCTTGTTGCTACTGAGCGCTTGACTTTTAACACTTTAGATCCGGATAGCACCAAAAATGTCGCTTTCGGATTCAACATGGCTTAATAGGAGATTATCATGAAATTTCAAGTTTCAATGCATATAGAAGCAGGAGCAACTACCGATGAAACTAAATATCTCGCATTTGATGAGCGTTACGAATTAAAAGGCGTAAAACTTATCAATAATGCAGGTATATCGGCACATGCCTCAAATTATTCAATATTTAAAGTATTTGCAAGCAATGGATCAAGTGAGGCTTTTGAATGGAGCACTCAAAGTTCAGCAGAAGGCGCATTGTCTGCCGGTGTTGATGTTAGTTTGACTGACAAAAATACTGGATTAACTATTTATGACGCCAGCACAGTTATAAAGGTGACTAAAACACATGCAGGAAGCGGCGAGGCCGTTGACGCTATGCTTTTGTTTGCTTTTGAGCCTGCAAGATCATACTAAAATAGAGTTGTTATGAGTTTGGTATCAGTCAGCACCTTAAAGGCGTATTTGCCTGAAATAACAGGCACTTCGGCTGATACCGAACTTGGCAATTTGCTAAATAGAGTGGAGGCCGATATTGCAAGATATATCGGCTTCCCTATTTATGATAGCGGTACGACGCCAGTATTGCCAAAACAAACATATACAGTTTATTTAGATGGGCCTCAATTTGATGATCCGTCAGTTTTGCAATTGCCATTCAAGCCATTAGTATCGATTACTTCGATACATTCTGACGCTGATCGTGTATATGGATCAGCTACTGAGATAACTTCTTCAGAATATGATCTTGACTTGGCAAATGCTAGAGTAATTTTAAAAACAAACGTAGCTACAGAAGGATTCCAGACAGCATTTAGAGCAATTAAAGTTGTTTGTGTGGCTGGATTTGATACAAATTTCCCTCTAGATCTCGAACACGCAATTTGTGTTTTTGCTTCTCAGCTACATCGTAATAAAATTGCGCAAGGAAAGGAATCAACCGGACAACGCGGAGGCAATGTTAGATTTTCACCGAAGACACTGCCCTTTGAGGTGAAAGAGATCCTTTATCCGTTTCGATCTAGCGCTATGATCCTGTAGGAGTGATCATGCCTAGAACAATAACATATACTATCGCAGAAGAAATATTTAAAATTGCACCTTCTGAAATTAAAAAGTTTGTCGAAACAGAATTAAAATTTGCCGCATTGAGCATGGAAGGTCGATCCAAACAATTAGGTTTTTCTAGATTTAAAAATCGAACTGGTAGATTAAGACAATCTATTGCAGGAAGATTTATTAAAGGAGATGATTTTTCCGTTGTTCTTAGCGCTGGCGGGCACAGTGGCGGAAAAGATGTTTTTTATGCCAAATATATCGAATATGGCACAAAAAGGAACGGAAAACGAGCAATAACACCTAGACTTTTTCTAAGTAGATCAAGAGATGAAGAATTAAAAACGCTAAAACCAAATCTCGATAAAGGGATTGCTAAAATTTTAATGGGCAAAAAAAATGGCTGATTCACGCGTCTATAGAATACTTGATGCAATTAAGGGAAAAGTTGCTGCGGATTTTACTTCAAAATCTTCGGCCCTTGATATGCAAAATAAATGTATATTAGGAACTATAATAGATCCTCCCTATTTGCCATATAGTTGCATAGATTTTTTAGAGTATACAACTGAGCACGGGCCAACTTTAGGCCGCTATACAATGACAGCAAGATTTGAAGTATATCTTTTTGTTGCCGGTGCTGATCTGCCTGAGCGAATGAGAGCAGCAATAAATCTTTGTAGTGATGTTATCGAGAATATCACAGCTAACAGGTTTTTGGGTCTTGGAGGCGGCGTTATTGACGATGTCTTATGCCAATTTACAGCTATTGACGGAAATAAATATGGGATAGACGGCGTCGGAATAGGCTATATTGAAATAACAACTCCATTCCAATCATCAACAGGAATTTAAAATGACTTGGTATGATAAAAATTATAAAAAACGACAAATGATTGGAGTCGATGTTTTTGGCGGATCTGGTAGTTCTGCAACGATTGATATTGAGATCGAAGTTCCAAAGGATTGGGATGCTTTCTGGGACGAAATAAAATCTGATATGAAAGATATAGTCGTTACTAATCCACTGGGTGAAATGGTAACTTTCGCACATAAGGCCGGCGCTAATTATTCAACAAGAACTTTGACTTTGCAGGTAGATGGATATGCTAGCAATCATGACAATTCAATGAATGCTCTCTGGGTGTATTATGGTGATGCATCAGAAACAACTGATCATACATCCTCTGTAACTATATCAAGCGCGAAAAATGGATATATATTACTTGAGCGGCCTTATGCGAGGGTAGTACCATCACAAGGCGGACAAAGCGCCACTGATGCCCCTATAACGTCTTTTAATAAATCTAGTATAGATCAAATAGACGTCTTCTTTTTAACGTCTGGATTTCTTGGAAAAAGACTTCAAAATTACAATGAAAGAGACGGTTTTGAGGCGATAGATTATGTCCAGGTGTTCAGCTATGATAACAGCGGCACAAATTCAAATGCTCGATATGATGTAGCAGATACAAGATTAGGAAATAATTTTATACGTGCACGATATAAAGCAGGTGACAGCGGATCGGACTATGCTGTTGCAATTGAAATATTCACAACTGAGAAACAGGTAATTCAATCCCGTGCTATTCTCAGAGTTAAAAACTTATTACCAGAATAGGAGATCACAATGGCTACATTATTCGGATTTAATGCATTTCTACGCGCCGCAAAGGAATCAAGTTGGGGCACAGCTAACACAACAAGCGCACAGCAAGTTGATTTAAGGCTTAATAGCTCAACTCTACAAACATCACAAGAGCGCCCGCGCAAAACTAATTTATCTGTGCCAGCAACTGGAATGTTAGCTAGTACATTCGATGCATTTAGAAATTCAGGCGGTGCTTTTGATATTCCAATACAATATGACGCCTCTGGAATGTTCATCGAGGGCGCTTTGGGATCTTCTTCAACTGGATCAGTTGGATCTTTTTACGTGCATACATACAGCCCAGCATTTGATCTTCCGTCATACACTATACAGTTCCAGCGCGGATCAAATCTCAACAATAGTATGGAGCAATTTACAGGTGTAATGATCTCTTCAATGTCTATTAGTGTAGCAGCAGGCGAGGAAATGACAGCCTCATTCGATGTTATTGGAAAGGATTCAGCCGCACGAACAACAAATATTACAAGTGCATTTGCTGCCGGTGATTCAGTTCTGCACTTCGAAGCCGAAGCAATTTCTCTTGGTGGCACACTTGCCCCTTCTACATTCGAATTGCGATCCTTGGAACTAACTCTGGACAATAAACTAGAGCGTAAAAACATATTAGGATCTAAGCTAACTGGGCAGCCTGTTATCAGTGATGTTAGAGAGGTAACAATGGCAATAACCGCCGATATGGATGATAATGATATATATGTCTCACAACTCGATGGAAAATCAGGAACTGTTTCAATTAAGTTTACATCAACAGCAAACGGCGATCACCATGTTATTTTCACTTTGACTAATGCAGTTATTGAAGATTACACTGACGGCGTTACTTCATTCGGGCGAGTTGAGCGCACATTTAATATTCGCGGATTGGCCTCTTCATCAGATAACGGACTAACTATTGAGATTAAAAATAGTAATCCGTCGTCGACACTAGGATTGTGAGCCTAGTAATTGGACAAACATATCTTATTCAATGGATAGATGAGCCTGATCCTTTTTATGCAGTGTATATGTGCGAGGATCGGGGATTTCTATGCTTTGAATATGGCGGAAAAATAGTTGTTTGTCGGCCTGATCATGTAGTAATTAAATCATCACTATTAATGTAATGATAATCGCCTGTATGTAGTGTTAAAGATGATTTTGGAGATGGTCCTTCAACAAAAATGTGAAAGAAATATCTGCTATTTCCCCAAACACCTTTACCGTTTTTTCTTATCTCAATAATAACACCAGAAATTTCAGGTGTAGAAACACGATCGCCAACTTTAAGCGTAAAAGTGTCATTCTCATTTGAAAATTGTACTTTTGCAATTTTGCTGTATGAAAAAGTAAAAGACATTTTTATTCTCCACTATTGTTAATTGTTTCTTCTAATTCTGTTTGTGCTTTTAACAATGGATTGTCATAGTCATTAAAGTTTTCAACAAAAATAGCTTTGACAGGAGACCATTTGACGATCTTTGTTCTATAACGATAACCGCCAAAATAAGATTTTGAGCTAAATTGGAACATTTGCTCACATATTTTCAAATGTTGTATATATGCTTTTTTGTTTGTATAAATGCTATGTTCTAACATCATTACATAAAGATCCCATTCAATTATTATATAGATCATTTTATTCTCCGTTGAATTTTACTAAAAGTTTTTGAGTTGTTGGATGTTTGCGAAAAACCGCTGTTTTTGCAGTTTTTCTGATTAAATTGATGCAATTTGAACAAGTTACTTCTTCGATATTTGTTGTTGTTTTTGCTGTGTAGATTTGCCTGCATCCAAAAAAACTATTGTTAATTTGAAAATGTGTTACACAACCAATTTCAGTTCTTATGTTTTTCATTTGCTTTGCAAGTTCTATTTGATCATTATGATACAAATATGAGATGATTTTAACTCTTCTTTGATGTAGTCTTTTTTTGTTAGTCATTTTATTCTCCGTTGTAAATACAATCTACTATACTATGCGTATACCTGTCAACAAGTATTTTATACAAATTTCAAAGGTTACGATTTAATCGGAAGAATAGATATAATAAAAATTATCTAAGCCATTATTATATCAACGTGATACATTAAAAAGACAATATCGGAGAATGCATGCTAAAAGACTTTATAAAGCAAGCGGAAAAGAATTCGCTTTTTTCTGTGAAAATCTTTGACGGACAAATCTTAATTCGCGGCCGTCTATTATCCCCATCTGAATCAGAAGCGGCCTCGCTGAATTCAACACTTCTGATCTCGCAGATCGTCAACCAAGAGGGAAAGAGTGTCGGCGGACTGCGGGATCTTTCTGAGCAATTAACAAAAGGCGATGTCACTAATGAGGCGCTTGATGAAGCGTATAAATTCTTATCCAAATTAAAGCCAAATCAGCTAAAATCAATAGCAGATCAGCAGAATAAGATTATATGTCAGGTTATTAAGGACGCTTCTATGGACGACGGCCAGACTTGGGAAGAATTGAAAATAGTACTACATCAAGAAGAGCAGAACTCAGATAGGAATTTTCTTTGGGTTGGGATGCTATCAGCGAGCGATCGCACTGAAATATTAAATCAGGCAATGACGGGTCATAGGGAGGCTGTTGAAAAACTTAGCATGTTTCGCACAGGATGAAGATTATTTGAACCTAATTGACATAATAGCGCGCACATATGGCACTTTGCCAAGTGAAATAGTGAAATTAGACTGGTATGAATTAATGCTTTGTGTACGATGTATTAAAGCCAGAAGCACCCGAATGAATAACGTTTTAAAATCGCAAAAGAAAAACAGCGCACTTGTGCCGAATATATCTTTAATGGATTTCATTGATTTGATTGGATAATAATCGTATAGTATATCAGTTTGGATCGTGCTATTATCTAGATATAGGAGCGCATTATGCCCAATGAGACAATAGTACAATATATCCTGAATGTTGACACTGACAAAGCAGAGAAAGGCCTTAAAGAGACTGCTAGAGACGCCAAAATGACAGGCGAGGCTTTTGAGAGTATGGGCAATTCTGCCTCTGAAATGAGTACTAAATTAAAGACTACAGAGAAACAATTAAAAAGCACAACTTCAAGTGCGCGAAATTTGAGACGAGCAGGTAGAGATCTTGACGGCGCTTTAATGGACATGGCACAAGGTGCGAATTTAGTCAGCCCAGCAATGGGCAGTTTATTAATGACCATGTCAAATGGAGCTAGTGTCGCCGATGGTCTAGGGCGTATTTTATTAACTGGATTAAATCCTGTTTTAGGGGCAGTTGCAACAATTACATTAACAGCCGGCGCCGCATTCACAGTTTTCACAAATTCAAAACAAAAAGCAGAAGAACAGTCTAAATTGCTAGCTGAGGCCGCTGAAAATACAAATGAAGCATTACAGAAACAAGAAGATGTAACCAAAAAAACAAGTTCTGCTATTGCTGGATATATACAATCCTTAACTGATGCAAAAACTGATTTGATGCTGCTTACAGGTGAGTTATCATCTTTTGATGTAGCTATGCAGAATGCAAGGGAAACTTCAGAGAAATTTGGAAGAAGTCTTCAAATGCAAATTGATCAAAGAATTAGTGCGACTGAGCAGTCAAAATCAGCACTAGAAGCAGAAATTAAACAAAACAACATAATTATAAACCAACAAACACAAATACAAAATAAACAACAAATTAGTGCCGCTGAAAGGGCCGCTGGTGCTAAATTAACAAATGATCAACTTGATGAAGAGACACGGCGATTAATAGTACAAAACAATTTGAGAGAACAAACTTTAGAGCAAATTAATCAAACGCTAGAATCACAAAAACAACAAAAAAGAGAAATAAACTCACAACAAAGAGAATTAAGATTAACTTTAGAAGAAACAGCTAAAATTAATAAAGAAAATAAAGAGCGCCTTGAAAATGAAAGAAATTTCACAAAAATAACAGCACAAAGAGAAAAAGAACAGCGAGCACAACAAAACGCAGCAAAAAGATTGCAATCTATAATTAATAAACTGACTATTTCTGAGTTAAAAGGACGCGAAAAAATTATTGAGCAATATAATCAAGAATTAAATATAGTTTTTGATTTAGCGGAAAAGTCAGGTGAAATAGAAAAAGCACAACAAGCAGAAATTCTACTTAGAGAAAGAAAATTACGTTTACTTGAAGAACAAGCGCAAAAAGAAAAAGAAATAGAAGAGCAAAGAAAAAAAGAGCAACAAAAACAAATCGAAAGCACATTAAAAGGAGTTGCCGCTATTGCCGCTGCGCCAACATTAAAAGGATTGCTTGAATTAGGTACAAAATTTGGATTAGTAGTGAGTAAACAATTAACATCAGGAGCCGGCGCTTTATTGAGTGTTTTAGGTGATGGACTAGGAAAAACAATATCTAGTAGCTTACAAGGAATTGGCAACATTTCTTCCTCGGCTGGAAAAGTTTTAGGCACTGTTGCAAGTGCAATTCCAATAATCGGCGCCGCTACACTTGCACTTGGCGCAATCGGAAAAGGGCTTGCGAAAATAGGCCAAAAAACACCTGATGAAAGACGAAAAGATCTTAGACAACAGGCTGAATCAATGAAGAAGGGACTTGAATTCTTGCCTGAGATTTTACTTCAAGTATTACCACAATTTGCACTTGCTATTGCTGAGGCTATTGTTGATGGATTTGTATTAGCATTACAAAGTTTTGGAGACATATTGCGTGAATCATTAAGATTGGTTTTTACGCGTGAGGGCCGACAGGAAAGAAGAGAAGCCAATAGCGGATTTCTCCGAGATTTCTTTGATCCAAATGAATCGGCCGCATTTGCGGGAGGCGGTCATTTTATACCAAAAGCCGAAGGCGGAATGCGATATACAGGATCAAAAAGATCAGGGCTTGCTTTATTGCATCAAGGCGAATTTGTTGTGCCACAGTCAGGAATGAGGCCGCAAACAGTAGATCGCCAAATGTCGCGCTCTAGTGGCTCCCCAATTAATATAGTTATCAATAGCCCAGTAGTCGAACAAAACGCCGTTGATGCATTAGTTCGGCGCATAGAAGAGCGATTTAACAGCAACTTCGGATTATCCTCTTCGAATTTGTTCGGAGGTAGATGATATGTCAGCTAAGTTTTTCTATTACCCACAGCCGAAAGGCAATTTTCCCGTCACTATTGATTTAGGTGAGGATTTAGGAGAGTTATTTTCTGAATTTATTGTTGACGCTGTTGATGGTATTGGTATTGACGGATCAATACAAAGATCAGTAACTCGCATGGGCGAAATAATAACTATTCAACGCGATCGATTAAAATTAGGCGAGGATATAGCTTATCAAATGATGGCAATGCAAAATCATCTTGATAGGGGATTCAGTGTAGGATTCACCGCTGATCACACAAAAGCATGGGCCGCGCCAATTCATAATTATCTTTCGTCAGGATCGTTTAATATAAATGTATTTGCCAATCCTTTTTCTAATTATCTAGGAACAAATATACCCGCCGTTGATGATTATGTTGTTGTCGAGAGTGCGCCACCTGCACAACTACAGGAAATGCATAAAATCGCGTCAGTATCAAATCTATCGAGCACCGGCGGATCATTAACAGTTGACAAAAGAATTAATTTTCAGTACAATCGCCGCGCTTATGTTAGGCACTACAGAACATGGCCGGTTTTGAAAAGGATCAATGCAGATATAGGCCAAAACATTATCACAAATGAGGGCGGCAGATTGTTTTCATTGTCTATTCGTCTTGTGCCTGATTATCATACATTATTTGGATTTCATCCAGAAAACTATGACGGCGTTGTTAATGTGGGCGGATTGCTATCGACTGAACCAGAGGCAACGGGCACGATCCCAGATGGAAGAAATGATTCAGGCATTGACGGTGTATTGCCAAAATTCTCAGGGGGTAGAATTGATTTAGAGATGCCAGCAGACATCGAATTACCCGCCAAATTTGGCGATGGATCTGGTACTTGGGATATTGACTAATGACTTGGAGCAATGGATTCATTAAATCATTAGATATGCCTAGCAAATCTTTAGAATTTGCTTTACGTTTTCTTGGTCATACAAATGATTATTTTTTAGGTGCCGGACAAACAATTCGGCAAAGCGGATTAATAAACATTGGCGCGGCGGAAGTTGTTATTGACAATGCAAGAGTGACCCCACAAAGATGGTCAGTTAATTTTGGCGGATTTTCATTGACTATCAACGGCGATTTAAGGCCGATCGATGTTAGCGCGTTTCGTCGCGGTGCCTTGGCGGAATTGTTTATGATGCGTGATGGTAATATTCCTCAAAGAATAGCTATTGGACAATTGCGATCCTTAGAAGGCGGTCGCGGTGTTTGGAGATTGCAATTTGGCGATTTTATATCTGCTCTCACTACTCGATTAAGCACAAAAAAGGATGAGCTAAACTTTTATTATAATGCTGGAACTGAAACGCAGGTTACAACCGGACATGCTTTTAATTTTGGATCTGCGCCTGCTAATAGATTGTATTTAGATGATATAACTAAATTTGAAAAAGATAGTAATTTTGACGGACTTTGTTTTGTTACTGATGGATCAAATAATACAAGCTACTATCGATGGAGCGGAAAAACTACAACGACGGGATCAGCAGGCTATCTTACTATAACTGATACAGGACATTGGCCAGCTACTGCAAACTTAAACGCTCTAGCTGTTGGCGATAAAGTTATAAGTCTTACTAGATTACAAGGGAAGCCTCACAATGTATTTGCTCGAACTTTAATGAGCACTGGAAGCGCTACACAAGGATCTTTAGATGATTATCCCAAATCTTGGGGCGCCGGAATTAGATTTAATCCAAATCTGATAAATACTCAGGATATGAATTTGTGGTATGAGGCATATAAAACACAAACCGGATCGCATGAGGTGCAATTAGTTTTAGACGCTCCAGAAGCAAGCGGAATCAGATATTTATTAAATCAATTTTTATCTTTGGGAATGTGGCCAGTATTTCGACAAGGGCAAATATCATGGCGTGTCTGTCAAGATCCAGAAGAAGCATTGAATACAACGATATCAGGCAGAATTAAAGATCGTGATATAATTAATATTGAATCACATAACATTTATGCTCCGTCTCAATCTGTAGTCTATGCGGAAAGTACTATCGAAACTTCATCTTCATCAGGCACTATAACAAAAACAGGAGTTAATGTAACAAATGTTAAAGCCTTGCCAGCTAATGACGAGATTATAAGAGATCATAAATTAATCTATCGTATAGATAGCCCGACGCAATCAGGCAAAGCGGCTGTTGATTTGGCTAGATTAGCGCCCTGGGATCAATACACCTATGAGGAATTAGTGATAGCTGTGCATGAGCGATTTGCGGGTCTTGTTGCTGGTGATATTGTTGGCATCACATCGAGATATATATATGGATTTAAAGAGGCATCAGGAAAAACATATCTTGGCAGAAGAGGAATGATCTTGGGGAATCGCTGGCTACCTAATAGATCACGATGTATATTAACAATAGGAGTTTTGTCGAAATGAGAGTTTTTCAGGAAAATGGCGAGAGGCCCGAAATACTCGACAGAGTTGAGGCACATGGCTTTGTAGTATTTGATTCAGGGCACGATTATGATCTGAATATTATCGGTGAGCGAAATCCACGCGGAAAGGCTGATCAATTTGACGATTGGATACATGTAATATACAAAGTCAGAGGCATTTGGAATTGGCATGCCTATGCCTGCACTACTGACGCCGGCATGTACTACCTGAAAAACTATAATATGCCGTGCGGTACTGCTATTCTATGTCACCCGCAACAAATGCGCGGCGTGTACTCTATTGATCTGCACAAATCACGATATGAGGCGCTCTGCCAGCGCAACGGGCCTGTCGATGTATGGCGTGATCGAAATCGTGATCATATACATGATATGATGGGCGATATTGACACTGGGTATTTTGGAATTAATATCCATAAAGCCGGAAAAAATAGCGTTGAGGTCGGAAAGTGGAGTGCAGGATGCACTGTATTACAAAATGAGGATGATTTCGAAGAATTCATTAAATTATGTAAAATGCAAATACAAACAAATAATTATAGAACATTTACATATACGCTGATATTGGGGCTGTAATGGGTGAGGCTCAACTGATAGAATTACTTGTCAACGGCGGCGCGAATGCTGCTTTTGCTGGGTTTTTATTATGGCAATTCTTTTACCAGCAAAAACGCCTTGATGCACGAGATAAACGGTCAGAAGAGAGAGAGGATAAGCTTAGAGAAAGATATGAAAATGATCAAACAGCCTTAAGAGCTAGATATGACGATGTAATTAAAATGTATCAAGATAAAGAAGAAAAGATTAGGGAATCAATAGTGATGGAAATATCTAAATTAGATACACAAATCTCACAGGTAGAAAAAAAAGTGGATGAGCTAGCTAATAAATTGCAAAGCCTCGCCGAAATCGTGCAAGAGTTGAAGTTGAGAGAAATTGCACGATCTCAAATTAACGGCAATGGAATTGCACCGCCGCCACAAATGTGATACTCTAAATGGGCGGTAATAATCGCATTCTTCGTTGGGGAGGGTCCTAGTCAGGCCCTCCTTTTTTCATTTTTTATTAAATAACTCTTGACAAACTATGCGCATAGATTTAATAATGTAATTAGTTATTTAACAACGGAGAATAAAATGACTATAAAAGAAATAATCGAAGACTTAGAAATTGCAGGATATAAAACCCATTATGCATTCCCTGATGATTTTTATGTTAAAGAATTTATCAATGATGAAAATCAAAAAAGATACATAATAATCACAATACATCAGGATTATGGTTATGATCCAGATCCAGTATATTTCCAGATATCACTTGCGAGTGATGATTGGATGGAGCCAATCGAAATATCACATCACAATAAAGAGTGCCTTGAAGATACAATTTATCACGCCAATCGAACAAAATTAAACGGAGAATAAAATGACTAAAAACGAAGAATATGATCGTGTAAACAATGAAATTTGTCCTTTTAAATGGTGCCGCAATCAGAAGCGCTATGACAAAGTATTTGGGGAATGTGCGCATTTGCTGTTTCAAGTTCTTGTGCAACAATCAGGAATGGAAATACCAACAGTTCAATTCTATAATTACTGTGTCCAAATGACAACAGATGTCATGGCATATCAAGAGCCATGCAATCTCGACACAGCCTACAAGACTTTAGGCTATGACGGCGTAGTTATTAAGAATAAATCAAAAACAGATATATTTTAACGGAGAATAAAATGCGAAAAGAACTATTAAAGAAATTAGAAGCATATAAGGATCATCTTAATCTTTCGCCTTTGGGAGTGATTGAATCTTTTCATGCGAGAGAAGAAAAGATGCGAATACTTAAACAATTAATTGTTGTTGTTGAATTTGGCCAGTATGGATGGCATTACATACTTGAGGAATATACAGTTGAATTCCTTAATAGCTTAAAAGATTTGTTTGAAGACGAATGGAAAGACGGGTCATTTGCTTCCTTGTCAGGTGTTGACAAGAAAGATTTATTTACTCTAATAAAAGCCCAAGATCTTTTTGATATGGGATGGGCTGAACTATGCTAAAAACTATCTTTGAAAGTCTTTTAATCTTTGGAGCATTGTCCGGATCTATGTATCTATCACTTTATATAATCAAGGTGATATATGTATAAAACAACTGTGATATTTGAAGATGGGACAAGTAGAACAAGATATAGTGAAACTCTAGCCCTTGCCAGACACGTCAAGAGAGCAGAATGCCGAAAACGCAATTGTGTTTTTTGGATGATTTGTCGCGGAAATGATATAATAGATCATGCCTGATTATGGTTAGGCGGGGAAATTTGGAAAAAGATAAAAGGCCGATCGCAGTGATCGGCCTTTTTTAATATTTAGCTTTGAGGATTAAGCTACATATCTGATGGCAACTTTATCGCCTGAATCAAGATTAGCGCCGAAAGTAATTTTTCCGACAGATCCTGCACCAGTATTATCGATTTTAAAGTTGTCTTTCGCATCAGGGCTGGCTTTGTAATCCATTACCAGACCATTCACTGTTACAACAAACGACTGTCCAAGATTTGCTTTTATTGCGCGAGCAAGATCAAATCCAGCAGTTGATCCATTAGCTGTGAATGATTCATAGTATCCTTGATATCCAAGTTTTGCAGTTGCAATTGTATCGTCAACTAATAAAGCATTGTCGATACTGCCTGCTTTGATCGAAAGATCATTGCCAGCCGCCTCAAGTACTGCACTATCAAGTAATAATTTTCCTGCTGCAATGCTACCAGCTAATTGGGCATTTGTTATTGTGCCGCTCAAAGAGCTAGTTGGATAATTAGTTGCATCACTAAGATCAAATGCCGGAGTTGCGTCCGAAGCACCTAGGGCCAAAGAAACACCACCGAATGATACACTGCTATTCTGAAGTTTTGAATTTTGTATACTACCTGCTAATTGCGCATTTGTTATGGTCCCAGTCAATGAGCTAGTAGGATAGCCAGTTGCATCGGAAAGATCAAATGCTGGTGTTGCGTCCGAAGCACCCAAGGCCAAAGATACGCCACCAAATGAAATAGTGCTGTTCGCAAGTTTTGAATTTGCAATGCTTCCTGAAAGTTGATCGTTGCTTACAGAATTAACTTTAAGCGCCAATTTTCCATCATCTTCTCCACCGCTAATTTCTTCAAAGTTTACACTGTCAAGAAGTAATTTGCTGGCTTTTATAGATCCTGCTAGTTGTGCATTTGTAATAGTACCAGACAAAGAACTTGTCGGGTAATTTGTAGCATCACTAAGATCGAATGCGGGAGTCGCATCAGAAGCACCAAGAGCAACAGAAACACCGCCAAAAGACACAGAACTATTCGCAAGTTTTCCATTTGAAATTGACCCTGCAAGTTTATCTTGACTTATAGATCCTGCTAGTTGTCCATTTGTTATTGTGCCTGCACTAATTTGTCCGGCGATTGTGTCGGCGGTGATCGATCCACCTAAAGAGATAGATTGTCCAGCGATTGAAACAGCGCTATTTGCAAGCATTGCATTTGAAACACCGCCCGATTTGATGCGGAGTGCATCAGAGCTTATCTCGATAGAAGAATCATCCACGAGAACATTTAAAATATTTCCTACCTTGCCCAAAGCCTCGCCAGCAGTGATATTTCCAGCGCCCGAGAACTGGACCCAAACTTGATCATCATATCCAGATAGAGAAGCCGTTTGAACAAAGCCCTCATCTGCACTTGTTCCTTCTTTTACAAATACAGCGGCACCGTCTAATTCAGTGTAAGGATCGGCGTCACTTGCTCTTGTCATTGCAGATCCGCTACCATTATAAACATAAATCCCGTCTTCGCTTCCTGTAGATTGAGCAACAAGCAAAACACGATCATTCGATGCCATTGTAACGCCGTCAATAGCTGCCGGAGCGCTTGAAACACTAACATTTGCAGTTGATCGAACACGCACAGCCTCTTTCCAAGTAACGCCTTGAATAGCTGAATCAACATAGCTTTTTGAAGCGGCGTGATTGGCTGATGATGGAGAGGCAACTGAAACAGTGCCAGAGGTGAAGTCGAAATCGCCAGAAAGGACGAGTTTGGCGGCTGTAATGGTACTATCCATTATTTGCCGACCGCGAATTTGTACGCTCATTGCATACTCCTATTTTTGTGTGGGTTAAGATGTAGATTTTTCATAGTCGACAAGAACTTTGTCTCCTGAAAGCGGCGCAAAGTCGAACACAACGGCATTTCGCTGTGCGTTTTCATGAACTTCATCGCCAATAATTTGTCTTACTCCATTATAATACACACGAATCTTTGCCGTCACGTAATTATTTTGCGTTGTAAATGTTGTATTTTGCCCATTGACCTGAGACGTTAGATCTTCAGTAATTTCGGATCCGCCTGTTGTGCTGTCGGGTATTGTGCCGCCCTCATTATTAAATACTCTAGCTATCGCCATAACTACCTCTAATTTTTACTATCTGCCCAAGTAATTTCGACATAATCCGCAGTTAGTGATCCATTGTTGACTTTTAGAAAAACATAGAATTGATCATTTTCTTCCAGCCCTAAAAAGCCCTCTACCGCCCACATTGCAGTTCCTTTTGTAGCCGTCGTTAATCCTGTATAAATTGTCGATGTAGTGTCAGTTAAAAGCATTTCATCACCTGTACTATCAACGCAAATTCTAATAGTAGCCGTCGTCGCGCTGGATATACTAGAGAATTGCGCTCTTATTATACTAACAAAGCCCCTAAATGCAGCATCAGGCGGAAACATCCCCATATCTATAGTCATAACTTTAGCAGTGTCAAATGACGTGTCTATGCCACTAACTGCAGCCGTGGTCCTTGGTTTTTCGATGCTCATAATAGGCTCCGCAATTCACGCAGTTTTCTCTGTAGTTTTAATCTTGTAATAAATGATATAGACGGCGGCGCCATTTTTTGTATGATCTTAGCGCAATCTTCACAATCAGATAGCGCGCTATGTGCCCGTCGTCGCTTCCATCCTAAGAATTCGCATATATCGTCAAGCCTCATACTATGACAGCCATATGCGCCTAATACTGAGCGACAAATATCTCTTGTGTCTAGATATGGATTAGATAATTTTAGTGTGACGCCATGTTCCATTCCGAATGCCTCAATAAACTTTTTATCGAAATATAAATTGTGCCCTACACAAATCCCGTCTTTGTGCATTGTCAAAAACAAATCTATTAAGCTAGCCGCGCGATCGACGCCGACTGAATCGCGCCATGTGTAATTTGAGTATCCGTTAATTTTCATCGCCTCTAGATTTGCGCTTTCTGGTCGGGTAGGATGCCATTTAATCTCTACTTTTTCAGTGATTTGATGCCCAATCATAACGATCGCCCCGAATGCGATCATTTCGTGTATTTCGGCGTCTAGTCCTGTAGTCTCGGTGTCAATAATAACATATTTCCGCATAATTTCTTCGCCTTATCCTGTAATTATATTATACTATGTATATAGATACATATGATATCGCTATACTCTATGTATCATAACAACGAGGAAACGACTATGGGAAAAAAATCGCATTTCGCAATTGTGCCTGACCGCCTGATTGCTAAAAGAAACCCAAAAAGATTGCAAATATACTGCGAGCTATACATGCTTGAAGTTTCAAATCAGAAATACAATTTAAAGTATTTTGCTAAAGATAAACGGATCAGCTATTCGATCGCTTATGCATTATTGAGAGAGGTTCGAGGGCTGCTATCAAGTAGCCGCGAGAAGAAAATAGATCACAAACAAACAAAAAATAAACACAAAAAAAATACAAAAAATAATCTTCATAAAGTCGAGCCTATCGACATCCATCAATTGGAAAATAAAAATAAATTACAAACAAATGAAAAATTAACACAAAATGATAACGAACCTATGCAATATCGTCGCGAGGTGATCGGGATCTCTGATGGGCTACAATTACAATTAGAATCACAATTAGAAACTAAACGACTAGAGCCGCTATTGACTGCTATGCAAATAATGAAAATGAGCAAACCAGATCAGGATCGATACATCAATGAAAATTTCGAGAGACTAAAAAAGGCAAAGATTATTTAGTTTTATCTTGACAAGCTATGCGCATAGATGATACAGTTAAATTAGTTATTACAACAACGGAGAATAAAATGACTTATGACCAAAAGATTAATTATGTAAGAGATCAAGGATGGATCATCGACCGACAAGGAAAAGAGTTTATCACCTTTAAGGGCCTTTTATGGCTAGCTCATCAAGATGGCTTAGTGTCGATTACTTCACACCCAGTCAAAGAGAATTGGGAAGAGAGATACTTTATTTTCAGAGCAGTTGTCAAAGGAAAAAAGTTAATTCATAACCAATTAACTGATGTTACTTTTGAGGATGAGGGCGACGCTTGCCCACAAAACACAGGGCGAATGATTCATCCACATCTTAGGAGAATGGCCTCAACTCGTGCAATGGTGCGCGCTTTGAGAATATATACAGGCTGCGGCTTAACAGCATATGAAGAAATAATGTAGATTAAAAGCGAGGTTTAAACGGAGATCAAGCCGATTACTTATATCATGCGCCCTCGCCGCATTCAGTGTAACATTAAAAACAACGGAGAATGAAAAATGAAAATCTATTTTAAAGATGTCTTAATATGGTATCGCGTGGATAAAAATTTAGCGCGCCATGATATGGCACAAAGTTTCGGTGTTAGTGTTAAAACACTAGCAAATTGGGAGAGAGGAAAAACTAAAAATTATATATTTGGATATGTGCAAAATAAAGAATTCAAAATATACACACAACATATCAAAGATAAAAAAATAAACTTAGTTTTTAATTTACTACATGAACACATGAAATTGAAAAAAGCTTTTTATGCGTTGATTGAAAAAACGGAGAATGAAAAATGAACTTAGAAGTGACTTGCCGAAGGTTCTTATCAAGACTTGCTGATCAGTATGGCAAAGGCGGATATTACATTAATAATATGTTGCCTTTGTACATGGCATTATTTCGAAAGGTGCCGATTGTGCGATTAAATAACGCATTCGAAGACTTTATTATAAATAATGCTGGTGAGAAAATCCCAACTATACCAACAATCAAAGCGTTTGTTGGAAATACATCAGGATTTGATCCTGAGTGGTATTTATCTGATAAAAAACAATATTGTGTGCATTGTCGAACAGATGATCACGGATTAAAGGGAAGTCTTAGAGTTGTTTGGGCGCGATTTTACAGCCCAAAAGAGCAAAAAGATATAAATCTTACAATTTCCGCACGATGTGATGATATTAATTGTGAATCGCATGTGGGCCGTGGGAAGACTTGGCTCGAAACTATAAGAGACATTAGGATTATTGATAAAAACGCCACGATAAGGATTGATCATTATTGCGGCCCACAGTGCACAATATGCAAAGCAGGAGATAAACGCGCAAAAATAGAAGGGCGGGTTAGGGCCACATATCAATCTGATGATATGTGGGAGCATCGTATCAAACACGGCTACGTTGGAATCAAAGATGAAGACGGGCAGAGATACTATTACCCTATTTGGGAGCACAAAATATGGGCTACGTCAATGGGTAGAGTGATAGCTAAGGAAATAGGCTGGGAGCGTCCTGAGCACGTTTTAAAAGCCTATAACAAGCGCAATAGATCGCAACAAAAGAACAAATCAGGATGGAATAAAGCATCATTATCTGATAAATCTATTGATACAATCTTTAAGATTTATGGATATTGACATGGGAAGAGTTAAAATGACTGATATCGTCGACGGACTAGAAACTGGAAAATGTATTCATTTAATTAGATTTCGTGAGGCCGATGGAGCTACACACTCATTTGAGTTTCAATTGCTTCGTAAAAAGCATCCGCAATTTAGATTTATTGAGCGATTTGAAAATGATCGTGTGCAAGAAGAATTCTTAGATTTTGACGCTGTATTGGTTATGTGTAATTGGCTCTTATATCTCAAATTCGATGTAAATATAATATCGCCTTATACTGGAGAGGATAATTAAAATGAAACGCAAAACCAAAGAAATAACATCAACTGAAAGACCAAAAAAACCAACAACTGCACAACTCAAAATCACTTTGACTGAAGAACAAATGATAGCTGTAAAAAAACTATCAACGGCGGATAGTCATGATGATTGCTCCGAGTGGGCAAAAAAGCAGATCTGTCGAATAATAGCCGATAGATCGAGGGAAACAAGATAACTATTGCTATATGTATAGAACTATGCTATACATATAGAACAACGGAGAATGACAATGTATTATTATAATATAATACCGACTAAAAAGTGTAACTCACTATATGCCAATAATCGGCAAATAGAAGAAGTAACTAATAAGCTAATTAAGCAATTTGGAATGAAAATAATCTACGACAAACAGGGGATGTTATTGCCTGCTGGAATTGTCTCATTGAATGATTATGACCTGACCAAAATAAAACTTGATAATGCTAAAATAGAGAGGGCAACATGTTAATTCAAATCAACGGTAAAGAACTCGAAATCGAAACGAAGCAGCCTAGGCCAAGATCATGTGAGCATTCATATAGGCCTATAAACATTACGCTGTCACGCACTGATATCAAGCGCCTTGACGCATTGAAAAAAAGAACAAATTGTTCACGCTCGGCGCTTTTGCGCTGTGCAATATCGGCCTTAGAAATAGCTATCAAGGAATCAAAATGAATTTATTTAAAGCCGGCGACAGGATCATATATTTTCAAGAGGAATGGACAGAATTTGCAGATAGAAAGGTTCAGGATACTTGGATCGGCGATACTGGCACAGTTATCGACATTGTTAAAATGCCAGAGCAGATCAGTAATTACGTTTATATTGTGCAATTAGACAATGAAACAATGATAAAAAACGCAGAAAAACGCCGTCATAAAATAACTAGCGGCTGTGAAAAAACTATGAGGCTAAGAAATGAAAAAAAGACGTGATGAAATGACGCTTGATGAGTATCGAGCGGATTTGCGAGAGACTTATGGAACAGGGGAAAAGCTAAAATCTTCTCTATGCGACGAAATAATGTTTATGCTTGAAACGGCACAAATGGCAATGACTATTCGTGATATTTGGGAGGCTTTTGAACAATCTATACAAATACAAGACATTCGAATGGCTTTGACTTGGCTGATCCTTGTCGGTCGTATAGCTATCAATCCAAAAAACAAAGGATCACGGAAATACTGGGTAGATCAAAACTATCTTGCTGAAAAAAAGAAACAAGTTGAG